TCAGGGCTTGAGGTAAATCCGCGCCGCCTCTGACCAAGCCTCATGGCGTGAGACGCGCGATGACCAGCTGACACTGGTCGTGCCATCGAAGATATATAGATAGCCTTCTGCGCATATCGCGCCCATTTCCAGGGTCATGCCGCCCGTGCCCTGCGCGCCTGTGACGGCAAAGCGCATGCGCGCAACCGGCATGTCACCGCGGCGATGAACGGATTCGACGTCGATTTCGCTGTTCATATCCCCGCCCAATGACACCCAGTTTTGCCCGAACAGAGGGGTGCCGAGCACCAGAAGGCCCGCGGTCCAAAGTGCAGTTCTCATCATGAGCCTCCGACCCGCGTTTAAAGCTGGATGCGGTGACGCTCGGCGACTTGGGTCACACAGAGCAGCATCGGCTCCGGCATGCCCGTGAAAATCGTGCATTTATGGTTCAGCTCTTGGCGGAACGCCTCATAGGCTTCGCGGCTGATACCATGCTCATCGGCAATCTGCTGCGCGCGCTGTTCACGCACCACATAATCCAAACCGGTGAACATAGCGCCATAGGGGCCGTCTGCCGTCGAGGCAAATCTGATTTCCGCACGCGCGGGCACGGTGCTTGTGAGACAGAGCGCAAGCAGTGTGGGGATCATGTGCCGAGGGCGGAAAGGTGCCATGTCGAATGCCTGCAATCAGTTATGCGGAAAGATGCCGTCATCAGAAATGACGTGCCGCGCATGGATATGCGCAAACTCGTCGGTCGAAACTTCTCACGCTTGCGGCGTACCAAGGGCCTCACACAGGAAGACGTCGAGGCGCGGTCTGGCTTCAGCCAGTGAGGTTTGACACTTAATCTTGCAGTGAACCCGGAAGACGGCGGGGGAACCCGGAAGACCTCGGACAAGGTAAGAAAAACAGGGGGTTGGGAAGGGTTTGGGCGCTTTCCGGTGTGCTGCCGGGGCTGTCATGCAGTGTGCGCTGAAAAGGCTCATCAAGGGGCGTTGAAGGGCGTTTCAAGGGCATGACGCAGGACAGCGGCAGGGTCGGCCAAAGCCCAAGAAAACAAGGCGGAATCGGGGATATTGGCGGCGAAGGCGCGACGGGGCGCCGGGGCGCCGGTTCCGAACATACAAATAGAGCCGTAAGTTGGCCTTCGCAGTTGTATGTTGCGATCAAGCTTTTGAAATGTAATGGATATCCAGAAGTTTGCTTCGGGCCAACTGCGCCCAGAACATACAACTGATTTTTCGGCTTAGACCTTGATCTCGTGCTTAGCCGCTTCTGCCTTGGTCACCTGTCGGAACCAGCATTTGCAAACGTAGGCGTCACAGCCTGGCATCGGCAGCACTGGAAAATGGTTCCACGGCATGATCCGCTTTTCCATCTCCAGGGCGAGTTTGCACGGGCAGTCTAGAGGATCGCTCATATCCGCCGGCCCGAGCCGAAACTGAGAATATGGGAACGCTCCGCACGTCCTTTCCGTCCGCGCCCGTTGCGCCTCCAACCTGAGTGCGCGTGTAGCTGTCCGCAAAACCCGCTTTTCCTCCTCAAACTCTCCCTTCCTGACGCCCTTTTCGCGGATCCCTCGAAGGGTGTTCGCCAAGCCATGAAGCCATGCCTCGTTCACCTCGCCTCGATACCCGCACCAAGACGCCGCCCAACGAAGAGCGGTCATCTTTTGCGCGTCGGTGGCCTCCTCTGGATGAACAAAACCCAGAAGCTCTGGAGTGACAGCCCGCCCGTTCATATCAATATCAGGGCGTTTTGCCTGCTGATACGGGACTGGCGCCAAGGCGCGTTTGAGCCAACCAAACATGCACCTAATCCCTGTTCGTGTGCGCCCACCAAACAACCTTGCCGATGATTGAAATGGTCTTCAGATCGGCTGCCTGGCGCAGTTCCGGCGGGTAATCGGTATTGTCTGAAATCAGCATCATTTGATCAGGTGTCGGGCGTTCAATCCGCTTCACGCGGGCCTCGCCGTTGTCGATCAATGCATAGATGGGTGAACGGCGCTGGTCGCGTGTTTCTCGGCCGCGAACCGGCGGATCGTTGGCGCGGGTGTCGATCAGGATCATGTCGCCGTGCCAAAGGCAGGGCTGCATGCTGTCACCATGAACGCGTGCGAGCCGGGCGGTCGAGGCGGAAACGCCGATCCGTTGCAGCCAATCGCGGCGGAAGGCGAGATTGTCGACGACGGCTTCGGAGCCGTTGAAGGCACCGGCACCAGCTGCCAGCAACGCATCGTGCAGCGGAATATGGGCGTAGTCGGCGCCATCGACTGTCAGACACGCGACCGGACCAGCATCCCGAGCCGGGCCTATGTAGAGCTCTAGACCAAGCGCGCTACAAATTTCTTCCACGCGGGATAGCGTCGGACCTGCCTTCTTCTGGCTGCGCGTGACGTTACGAATTGCATCCGGCGCCAAGCCTGAGCTGGTTTCGATAGCATATGCGTTTGTATTCAAAGCCTTAAGGCGTTGAGCGACGATATCTCCGAACTGATCAGCATATTTTGGCACGATTCGGGATAAATACCGAAAATCTGCTGTCCTGTATAGCTTGACCATCGGTAGCGTTACCGTTTATCTATTCGGTAACGATACCTGAGCGGAAAAGAATATGGATAAGCAGCAGTTGATCAGGTTGGCGGAAAGCTATGCGGCCCATTTTGGGCTGACCCTGTCCACCGTCTCCACCTATGCCGCCAATGATGGAAAGTGGTTGTCCGGGCTGAAGGGTGACACGAGTTGCACCCTTCGGAAGGCTTCCGCTGTCATTGGCTGGTTTGCGCAGAACTGGCCTGCTGACCTCGCCTGGCCGACCGACATTGCCCGTCCCCCGAAATCGAAGGACGCCGCGTGATGTCGCCTCAACCCTTTTCGCCGGGGCCGGCTGGCCCCTGCCGCGGCGGAAGCCGCCCTGACCGTGACGGGATGGCAGCCCCGTCGGGTCAGGGCGCGCCGCGCAGGTCGGTCTGGCAGCGCCTGCGCGCCCTGGATGCGCGCATCAACGATTGCTGGGTCGGCGATCTGCTCGGGGTGATCCTGATTTTTCTGATCCTGGCGGCGACCCCGGTCGCGCTGCCCATCCTTGTCATCATCTGTGGAGGCAATCCGTGACCTTTCTCGATCCCCAGTCGAAATGCGCCATCTTCGCCTGCATGCGCGGCGAGCTGCTGAACATGGCAGCGGCCGAGGCGCAGGCCGAAGAGCCCGAGATCGACATGCAGGAAGCAAGCCTGCGGTACGACGAAGCGGCGGCACGGCTGCTGGGTTTCGCCGTCCTGGCCGAGGAGTGCGGCCTGATGACCGAAATCGCGGGCTATCTCGCCACCACCTACGGGGGCTGACATGCGGGCGCTCGATGATTTCCACATGTTGACCCAGCATTTGCAGGCGGCGCGGCTTGCCCGCGCGACCGCCCGGGATATGGGCGTCGGGCAGCATCGGCGCGACCAGGCGACGGTGGCCTATGGTCGCGCGCTGGATTGCATCTTCGATTTGCTCGACCGGCTGGACCGGGAGCCGATGCTGGCCTCGCCGCAATGCAAGCCCACCCTGGCGGTGTTGGCCGAAACGCTCAGCGCCATCGACCAGGGCGAAAAGGTTCTGGGGCGGCTGAAATGAGTGTGATTGCTGACACCTATCGGCCGAAGTTCGGCCTGGACAGGATCGCAGGTGACTGGCGCATCGTCGCGCCGGACGGGGCGCTGCTGGATCAGCCTTACGCCTGCCACAAGGCCGCGACCGAAGCGATGCACCGGCTGCAATCGGAGGCCGACAAGGCCGCCCGGCGCGGCCCGCGACCCTGCATGTGCTGCGGCCAGCAGTTCGAGAGCGAGGGCATTCACAACCGGATGTGCAACCGCTGCCGTGGCCGCGACGAGGGCCACTGGATGAGCGCCGGCAATACCAGCACCGGCAAGGTGCGCCGTGCGGCAACGCAAGGCTGACAGGAATACCAAGGGGCCAGACGATGAAACCACCGACCTTGATGCAACAGAACCGGGTACGGGTCGCCGATATCGTGATCGGTTCGCGCCTGCGCCCGGTCAGCGCGGCGGGCGTTGACAGCCTGATCGCCTCGATCACCGAAACCGGGGTGATGAAGGACGCCATCCATCTGCGCAAGAAGAAGGATGGCAGCCTGCACCTGCTGGCAGGTGCCCATCGCACCGAAGCCGCCCGGCGGCTGGGGTGGGACGAGATCGAGGCGAAGATTTGGGCGGATGTGACCGACGACTGGGCGCGGCTGATCGAAATTGACGACAATCTTGCCGGTGCCGAGATGAACGCCCTTGATACGGCGGTGTTTCTGGCCACGCGCAAGGCGGTCTATGAGCGGCTGCACCCTGAAACCAAGCAGGGTGTGGCGGGTGGTCTGGCGCGTCAGGGTTCAGCAACGGAACTTAGTTCCGTTGCTGCCTTCGCGGTTGCCACCGCCGAAAAGTTCAACATGACAGATCGGCAGGTCCGAAAGATCGTTGCCGCCGGCTCCAAACTCGGCCCCGACGAGGTCGCAAAGCTGCGCGCGGCACCGCGTCAGGTCAGCCTGAAAGACCTGATCGAGATTAGCAAGATCAGCCAGCCGACAGACCGCTATGATGTGGTGCGCCTGCTGTCCGAGGGCAGCGCGAAATCGGCGGCAGAGGCCGCGCGCAACCTGAAACCCGGCAGCGCCGCACCGGTCGATGCCAATGAGGCCGCATTCCGGGCGCTGATGGCCGCGTGGAAGCGCGCGCCCGCCGCCGCCCGGCATCGTTTCCGCGCGGAAATCGCCGGGGGCGATATTGCGGAGGTGGCCGCGCAATGAGCCTCAATCTGCCAATCAAGGAATGGTGGTCGGCGCAGGAGATCGCCGATGCCGGGCTGCCAGATTTGCCGAAATCCCAGCAAGGGGCGGACGCGCTTGCGAAAAAGCTGGACTGGCGCGGCCATCCCAAATTCGCCCGCCGCCGCGAAGGGCGTGGCGGCGGCTGGGAGTATCACTGGCGGCTGTTCCCGGCCCGTGCGCAACGGGTGCTGATCGAACGCGCCAATCCGACCGAGGCGCCGAAGGCCCGTCCCGACCGTGAAAAGGTCTGGGCATGGTTCGATGCCCTGCCGGAATGCGTGAAGGACAAGGCCCGGCGCAGCCTGCGCATCTTGCAGGAAGTGGAAGCCCTGGCGCCCGCCGTGACGAAGTTCGTCGCGGTCGGCATGATCGCGGGCCAGCACAAGGTTGCGGACCGCACGGTCTGGAACTGGTTCGAGCGGGTCGAAGGGGTCGATCCGGCCGACCGTCTGCCCTATCTCGCGCCCCGGCACCGCGCCTCGCTGCCCAAGGGCCAGAAGGTCGAGGCCGCGCCCGAGTTTTATGCCTGGTTGAAGGTCAATTTCCTGCGCCTTGAAGGCCCCGGTTTCAGCCAGTGCTGGCGGGATGCCAAGGCGCTGTGCGAGGCCAATGGGCAGCCCTGGCTGGAGGAGCAGACCGCCCGGCGCTGGCTGAACAAGACGGTTTCGCGGATCGAGCAGGTCTTCGCCCGCGAAGGGATGAAGGGGCTGCGGCAGGTATTCCCGCCGCAGATCCGCGACCGCAGCACGATGTCGGCCATGGATATGGTCAATGCCGACTGTCACAAGATCGACGTTTTCGTCTGGTGGCCGGGATATGCGAAGCCGATCCGGCCGCAGCTGATCGTCTGGCAGGATATCTATTCCGGCAAGATCCTGTCCTGGGCGATTGATACCGACCCCAACAAGGTCGCGGTCATGCAGTCATTCATGAAGATGCTGAAGGATTTCGGCATCCCTGGTCACTGCCTTTTCGACAACGGGATGGAATTCGCCAACAAGGACATGACCGGCGGGGCGAAACACCGTTTTCGCTTCAGGATTTCGGATGAAGAGCCGGTCGGCATTCTCGGCCTGCTTGGCATCGGCATGAGCTTTGCCACCCCCGCCCATGGTCAGGCCAAGCCCATCGAACGGGCCTTCCGCGATTTCGCGGGCGATATCGCCAAGGATCCACGATTTGCGGGCGCCTATACCGGGCACCGGGTGGATGCCAAGCCCGAGAACTACATGTCGAAGGCCATCGAACTTGAGACCTTCATCACCGTGGTCGAAGAGCGGATCGCGGAGCACAACGCCCGCGACGGTCGCCGGTCGCATACCGCGCAAGGCCGGTCGCTGGACGAGACCTTCGCGGAAAGCTACGCGCGGACCCCGATCCGGCCCGCCACCGAAGAGCAGCTACGGCTGTGCCTCATGGCGCAGTATGTGCGGGATTTGAACCGGAAGAACGGTCAGATCACCCTCTACAAGAATGCCTATTGGTCGGAATGGATGTCGGAGATCGCCGGCCGGAAGGTGACCGCGCGCTTCAACCCCGAAGACCTGCACGAGGGGGCCTATATCTACAGTATGGCGGGTGAATACCTCGGCTATGCCGAATGCCGCCAGAAATCCGAATTCCGGGATCTGGCTTCGGCCAAGGCGGCGGCGCGGGAATGGTCGCGGCGGCGCAGGCAGTATCAGGCCATGCTGAAGGAACAACGGCCGATCTCGATCAACGATCTGGCGGCGGCGCTGGATGCCCGCCCGAAGGTGACGCCGGTGGCGCCCGAGGCAAAGGTGGTCAAGCTGGACCGTCTCGCCCAGATCGAGTTGCGCAAGAAGGGCGGCGGCCTGGTTCAACCCGCATTGCCGGTACCCGACACGTCACGCGACGCCGAACTGGCGGTGTTGCAATTCCCGACCCCTGCGCCCCTGCCGAAACGCGACCCCGAGGTCGAGCGGTTCTGGCGGATGATCGAGATCGAGACCCGCATGAAGGCCGGAGAGGACATCCCGGCTGCTGATGCGGAGTTCTGGGGCCGGATCAAGGATCACCCGGTCTACCTCTCCCAGCGAGAGGCCTATGACCGCTTCGGTGCAGTCGCCATCGGATGAAAGTGCCGCCGGGGGCGGGCAGGCCCCACGGCGGCGGACGGAAAGAGGAGAGAGCATGTTGGACGGAACGGAAAAAATCAACCTGGTCAAGAACGTGGCACCGCTGCGCAATGTGATGTTGCTCGGCGCGGTGATCCGTCAGGTGCAGTATCGCGAGGAGGGCATGCCCGGCATGGCCTGCTTTCACGGGTTTTCCGGCTACGGGAAATCGCAGGCGGCCCTTTACAATACGCAGGCCACGGGCGCCTGTTGGGTCGAGGTGAAATCGGTTTGGACCCGGAAACACCTGGTCGAGAAGATTTGTCTCGGCCTCGGCATCCCCGCCGGCCGCACGGTTGCCGACAGCGTCGAGAATATCGGTGAAGAATTGTCGAAATCCGGTCGGCCTTTGCTGCTGGATGAGGCCCACATCCTGTGCACCGACGGGATGATGAAGCTGCTGCACGATATCTACGAAAGCTCGCTGGGGTCGCCCATCGTGTTGATCGGGGAAGAAATGCTGCCGCAGTCGCTGGCCCGTTGGGAGCGGGTTCACAACCGCATTCTTGTCTGGGAACCGGCGCAGCCCGCCGATTTGCGCGAAGTCGGCATTCTGGCGCAATTGAAGTGCCCGGAACTCCAGATCTCGGAAGAGGTGCTGACCAAGGTGCTGGTCGAGTCTCAGGCGGTCGCCCGGCGCATCGTCACCAATCTCCACCAGATCAAGGATTATGCCCGAACCGAGGGCAAGACCGAGATCACCGCCGCCGATGTCCGGCACATCCGCTGGCAACTTGGCAAGGCACCTTCGCCGCGGGGGGGCATGTGATGACGGTCGCATCGAAACCCATCGGGCGCCGCCCCGCCGACAAGGCCCGCGCCGGGCGTCAGGAAATGTGGCATGCGCTGAAGCAGCAGACCGGCGAGATCACTGTGACGGCAGTCGCAATGGCCACTGGCGCGCATCGCTCTACCGTATTGCGGTATCTGACCGCGCTGACCGCCGGGGGTTATCTGGAGGCCATCCCGGCACCCGCCGGAGCGCCGGGGGCGTGGCGGCTGATCAAAGATGTCGGACATCACGCCCCCCGTGTGCGTTCCGATGGTAGCACCGTCACACAGGGCGCGGTGACCAGCCAGTTGTGGCAAGCCATGATCGGGCTGAAGAGGTTCGATTTCCGCGAGTTGACGCAGGGCGCCTCGATCGACATTCCCGAGGCCACCGCCAAGGATTACTGCAAGCGGTTGCTGGCCGCCGGCTACCTGCGTGTGCTGGTCAAGGCCGATCCGCATGTCAATCGCATCGCGCGTTATCAGTTGATCCGGCCCTCGGGGCCCAAGGCCCCGCAGATCCAGCGGGTTCGGCAGGTCTATGACCCGAATACCGGCACGGTCTATCCGGCGGAGGGCGGTCTGTGAACACGGCTCTCTCCCCTCTTGATATTGCCCGCGCGGCGTGGGGCGATGCCCTGCCGGATTGGGTGCAGCTGCTGGCGGAGGAATGCATCCGCACCAGCCAGAACAAGGTCGCAAAGCGCCTCAACCGCTCGGCCTCGCTGGTCAGTGCCGTTCTGCGCGCAAAATACGCCGGCGACATGCGCGCCGTCGAGGATGTGGTGCGTGGCGTCTACATGGCCCTGACCGTCCGGTGCCAGGCACAAGGCGAGATTTCCAGCGCAGAGTGCCGCGACTGGATGGCAAAGAGCCGGTCGTTTTCCAACGAGAATAGCGAGCGGGTCCGCATGTTCCGCGCCTGCCGGGATTGCCCCCGCAACGAGAAAGGGGTGACGCCATGAGCCTGCAACGCTTCGATGCCGCGGCTTTCCGCGAACGGCTGCAACTGGCGATTTCGATCACGGGCATGCCCATGCCGCGTGTGGCGCTTGCCTGTGCCATGCCGCTGGCGTCGTTGGAGGGTTATGCCTATGGGCAAATGCTGCCGGGAGCCAAGGCACTGGCACAGCTTTCGCAGGGCCTCAACGTCTCGACCGACTGGCTGCTGTTCGGTGGCCGGAACGCGCGGAGGGTCGCATGATGGCCCGGACGCTTTTCGAACAGGTCGAGGGCTTTGACTGGTCCGACGATGCGTATGGGCTGTTCATGTCGCTGACCAGCTCCACCGGCCGGGACGAGCTGGGCGCGGTGGTACTGGTATCCGCCGCCGTGCTGCTCGCGCGCCAGCATCCGGCCCAGACCCCGGCGTCGGATTGCGAGCTGGTCCGGTTGGGTCAGGAATTCGCGGAACTGATCTTCGCGGCCCGCGACCGGCTTTGCGAAGGTCGCTGCCGCCCCACGTTGCGTATTGTCGGAGGGCGCGATGTCTGAGGCCTCCACCGACCGCGATGTCCTGATCACCGCTGGCCGCGCGCTTGGCCGCATCGACCTGTACGGCCCGCGCGGCCTGACCCTGCTGAGCCTCGAACAGATCGAGGCCATGGCGCTCGCGCTGGTCATCCTCGGCCTCGTGGCCATCCCGCCCCACCAGATCGCACCGCCCGAGCGGCTTATCGTCGAGAGGAACTGACATGACCGACCAATCCCCGCATCCCGCCTTTGAGGCGGTCACCGATGGCATCATCGTGATCGACGGGGTGCCCCACATGGCCGATGGCCGGGGCGCCAAGATCCCGCTGTCGATGATCAAGGACACCGACAAGCTGATCGACCAGACGGTGCGCACCATCCTCGGCTTCGCCAATCCGCTCTCGGACCAGGTGGCGCGTTTCAAGCAGCACACCTTCGACGATATCGGGGCGCTCGAGGCCCTGCTGGCGGAAAAATACGGCGCCCGGCTGGGCGGCGCGAAGGGCAACAAGACCCTGATGTCGCATGACACCCTGTTCAAGGTCACCGTCCAGGTCGCCGACAATATCGCCTTCGGCCCCGAGCTTCAGGTGGCCAAGGGGCTGATCGACGAATGCCTGAATGAATGGGCGGCGGGCGCGCGCGACGAGATCCGCACCATCGTGACGCGGGCCTTCAATACCGACAAGGAAGGCCAGATCAACCGGGCCGAAGTGTTCATGCTGCTGCGGCTGGAAATCACCGATGACCGCTGGCGCCGCGCAATGGAGGCGATCCGCGATGCGATGCGGGTGGTCGGTTCGAAGACCTATGTCCGCTGCTACCGCCGCCGGGACATCGACGCCGCCTGGGAGCCGGTCACCATCGATCTGGCAAAGGCGTGACATGGAGGTGCCGCTGTGAGCAACCGCAACCTCCAACGCATGATCCATGTCGGCTGCAAGCAGCTGGGGTTGGATGATGAGACCCGGCGCGACCTGCAACTGGTCGCGACCGGCAAGTCCAGCATGTCGGCCATGACCGATGCCGATCTTCTGAAGGTCGTCGAGGCCCTGAAGCAGCGGGGCTTCGCGCCCACAGGAAACAGCTATTTTGCGGGGCGTAAAGGCAGCTTCAAGCGGGGTTCAAAGGGCCAGGCCGCGCGGGCTGATGTGCGGTTCATACATGTGCTCTGGACCCAGCTTGCCGCCGCCGGTGCGCTGAAATCTCCTGACCGCGCCGGGTTGAATGCCTTCATCCGCTCGCGGTTCGAGGGCAAATGGGGGGCGGTGCCCATCGATGTCGACGCGATGCATGATCCCAGCCAGATCAATGACGTGATCCGCGCGTTGAAGGACTGGTGCAAGCGCGACGGGGTGGTGCTGCGGTGACCTTGCGCGTCTCTGATCATGCGGTGCTTCGCTACCTGGAGCGAGCCGGCGGCTTCGAGATCGAAAGGCTGCGCGCCGCGATTGCCGCCGCCGTTTCACCCGCCGCGCATGCAGGGGCGCGCTACATCCATCTGGACGGAGTTGTTTTCGTGATCCGTGACGGCGCGGGCAGGCATGAAGGCCTCGTCATCACCACCGTGTTGACGCCGAAGACACGGTGCCTGGAGCGCTACATGCGGCCGGAGGAGGAGCTGTGACCGAGGACGTACACCAGCGCCTTGACCTTCAGGAAGCTGCGTGCCTGGCCTTGCTCGACCGCGTGGAACGGCTTGAGCGCACACTCGAATTTGAAATTCGGCAGCGTGAAGCCATGGAGGCCATCATCGTCAAGCTGACGCGGTTGCCACTTCGTGTCGACCGCCTCGAAGTTCTTGCCAAATCCGGGGGGCGGCGATGACAGTTTTTCCTGGCATTGCGGGAGAGATCGAGCAGATCATCGGGCAGGAGTTGACGATTGTCCTGCTGCGCCGCTGGGGCGGGTGCGAGGTCTCGATCCCCAAGAACGCCCAAGGCACGAAGTTGGCCGAGGTGATCGGCATGGAGGCCGCGACGGCGTTGATCCGCGAGATTGGCCACGGCAGGGTTGTTCTGCCCTGTGGCACATTTCGCGGCGCCAAACGCCGTCGGGCGGAGGCAATGACATTGCTGCGCCAAGGCATGTCGGTTTCGCAAGTGGCGCTGGCCTGCGACCTGCACACGCGCACTGTCCACGGCTATCGGGCGGCATTGTCCGCCGAGGCGGGGGACGCGCAGATGCAACTGCCGTTTGACATCTGACCCGTCCGTCTGCGACAGTAACGTCTCATCCATCTGCCCGTCACGCATCGCCCCTGAAGTCTTTCAGGGGCGATTTCGTTTGGCGCGATTGCGACTGTTGGCCACGGAAAACTGCGGGGCAACAATGTCGAAATCCCATATCATCCAGATCCAGAGCGGGCTTGCCGGGCTGGGCTATCAGCCGGGCGCAGCGGACGGCATTGCCGGGCCGCGCACGCTGGCGGCGGCGCAGGCGGCACTGGCCAACGATCTGCGCCCGGCCGGGGCGGCAATCAAGCCGGAAACCTCGTCGATCATCTTTCAGGGCAGCGCGCGCTACCCGGTGACCGAGATCGCGGTGCATTGCTCGGCAACCGTGACCGACTGGATGGATGGCGATGGCCTTGCCGCCCAGAAGGCCGAAATCCGCCGCTGGCACATCGAGGATCGCGGGTGGCGCGACATCGGCTATCACTGGCTGGTGGGGCGTTCCGGCGATGTGCTGTCGGGTCGGGCCGAGACGGAGATCGGCGCCGGCATCGAGGGCCATAATCGCGGCGTCATCCATATCTGCCTGATCGGCGGGCATGGCTCGTCCGAGACCGACCGTTTCGGCCGTAATTTCACTCAGCGTCAGGATGTGGCGCTGCGCGGTCTGATCCAGGGCATCAGCATGCGTAGCCGTATCACCCGGATCAGCGGACACAATGAATACGCGGCCAAAGCCTGCCCCGGTTTCCAGGTGGGCGCATGGCTGAAGGAGGTCGCGTGATGCAGCAAATTCTGCAAGCCATGTATGCCGAACTCCTTCCGGTCTTGCTGCAATTGATTGCGGCCATCCTTGGCATGGTGCTCTTGCGCGCGGCAGAGGCCGCCCGGCGTCGTTGGGGCCTTGAAGTCGAGGCCCGGCATCGCGAGGCCCTGCACGCCGCGGTGATGACCGGGGTCAGTGCGGCCTTGGCGCGGGGCCTCAAAGGCACGGCGGCGGTGGATGCGGCGACGGTTTACGCCCGCCGGAGCGTGCCCGATGCCATCGCGGCCCTGCGCCCTGACGCCGTGCTGATGCGCAATCTTGCCACGGCCAAGCTGCAGCAATCCTCGCCCCTTATCGGCGTCGATCTGGCCGCGGAGCAGTCATGACCCCGACCACGCCCCCCGTTTTCGATCTCGGCCCGGCGCTGGCGCTGGTGTTGGCTGCGCTGAACATCGTCAACATCCTCTACACCTGGTGGCGCACCCGCGACCAGAATGTCGAGACCCGGTTTCGCGCCGGATCGGAGCGGATGGACCGTCTCGATCAACGTCTGGCCAGCGTGGAGCAGACCCTTCGCGCCCAGCCCACCAAGGAAGACATGCACGATCTTCGGCTCGGGATTGCCGGGCTCGAGGGCGAGTTGCGTGAAATCCGCGCCAAGCTCGAGGCCTCGGCCAAGCATGGCGAACGTCAGGACATCGTGCTGACCCGTGTCGAACAGTTTCTTTTGGAACGGAAGCAATGACCGATTTTCACCTCTTCACCCGCCGTCATCGCCGCCTTGCCATCTTGCGCTGGCTGGAAACGAGCCCGGGCTATACGTCCAACGTGTCGATCCTGACCGATGTGCTGAATAGCGACAATATCGGCATCCAGACCTCGCGCGACCAAACCACGACCGAACTCGCCTGGTTGGCCGAGACAGGCTTCGTGACCCTTGCGGGCCGTGAGGATTTCAGGGTGGCGACCGCAACCGCGCGCGGCGTGGAGATCGCGCTTGGCCGAGCCACCCATCCCGATATCCAGCGCCCCGGCCCGAGGTCCTGACATGCCGCCGCCCCGCAAGATTGATCGCTTGCCGCCCGAGTTGCGGCAATGGCTGCAAGAGGAACTGCGCAAGCGCAACTTCGCAGGCTATGAGCAGCTGGCCGAAGACCTTGCGTTCCGCTGCGAAGAGGAAGGCGTCGAGCTCCGCATTGGCAAAAGCGCGATCCATGCATTCGGGCAGGAGTTCCGCGACTACGCCAAGATGCAGGAGCAAGCGCAGGATGAAATCCGCGCCTTCCTCGAGCAGGCCAGCATGACCGAGGAAGCCAATGTGGCGAAGGTGCTGTTCCAGCAGCTGACCGGCATTCAATGGCAGCTGCAGAAAGCAATGATGGTTGAAGGGAACTTACCCGACCCCAAGGGCATGAAGGACCTGACAACGGCCTTGAACAACCTGATCCGGTCCAGCGCATTGCGGGATGCGATCATCAAGGCTGACCGTGCCGAACTTTCCGCGATGCTGGGCGCCGCCGAGGCAAAAGGCGACATCGACGCCGAGGCCGCCGCCAAGGCGCGCAAGATCATGGGGTTTGCGTGATGGATGACCGTGCCATCGGCAACCTGATCCTGCTGGCCCAGCTGAACTACCAGCGCGCAGGTTGGCTGACACTCGCACTCGCCTGGACGCTCGGGCGACACCGCATCATCCGCCACCTGGGCCGGATCGGCCGCGTCAGTTTCTGGCGTGGGCATCCCTACCTGCTCTCTTTTCGTGAAACCCTGTGAGGATACTTCCATGAACCGACTGCGTTCCTTCGACCTCATTCTGATACTGGCCATGATGATCGGGCTGGCATTGTCGGTGTTCGCGCCGGGTGCCAGCTTTGCCCAGGGCATCGACATCGCTACCGGCAAAGCGGGCGGCGGGTATGACCGCCGCGCCAAGCAGATCGGCCAGCGCCTCGAACAGCGCGGCATTGTGACCGCCCTGACCAATTACAACGGCTCCGACGAAATCTCGCTCGCTCTATGCAGCGGGCGCGCCAGCCTCGGTATTCTCCAGATCGACGCCGTCTATGCGCGATCCCTTGAGGGCTGCCAAATGAAGGCTGTTGGTTCCTATGGTGCTGAAGCGGCCCTGGTCCTGTTCCCGCCGCGCTCGGATTTTGACGAATTGTCAGACCTCGGGGCGGGGAACGCCGTGCTGGTCGATACGGTCGGCAGCGGGTCGGACCTGTTCTGGCGCACCATCAGCCGGATCGAAGCCGGCGAGGACGGGTCGGGAGATGAGTGGGCATCGGCGCGAGTGGTCAATGACCTGCTTGAGCTGGCCAATACCTCTGCCCAGATGGGCGAAATCCACGCGGTGGTGCTGGTGCGCAAACCCGACAGCGCAGATGTGCAGGCTTTGCTGGGACAGGGCTGGACCGTGGGCGAGCTTTGGGACCGGGACATCGATGACCTCGTCTTCAATGGCGCGCCGCTCTACCATTCGGCCAAGCTGAAGGTGACCGCGCCTGGTGGCAAGCCGGTCAATGCATGGGCCTATGAGGTGCGCAGCTTTATCGTGGTGACCCGCTCCATTGCCGACGGCGACCGCCAGCGCTTCGCCGCAGTGACCGCTGCGGCGCAGTGAGGCCATGATGCTGGCGTCATTCCTGCTCGGCTTTTGCCTTGGCCTGATCATCCTGCCGCCGCGCCATGACCCCGCGATCCGCGGGAAAGAGCGGCGGGAAGGACGGCCCGACCCGGCACGCCCCGTCACGCCGCCTCCGCCAAAACCGAGGTTCTGATCCATGGCCGCCCTCAACCCGGCTTCGCCGGTGATCCGCTTCCTGCCCTATCAGAAGGCATGGATCGCGGATCAATCGCGCTTCAAGATCGGCATGTTCAGCCGCCAGACCGGCAAGACCTTCTCGACCGGCGGTGAATGCGCCGACGACTGTTTCACGGCCTGGGCCGAAGACCGCCGGGCGCGGTGGGTGATCCTGTCGCGCGGCGAACGGCAGGCGGCAGAGATGATGACCGAGGTGATCAAGCCGTTCACCAAGGCGTATTACGAGGTCTATAATACCCTCTTGAAAGGGGGCGAGCCGACCTTCCACGAGGGCGAGTTCCGCGCGCCCCAGGAGAAGGGACCGGATGCTGTCTACAAGCAGCTTGAGGTGGCCTTCCCGAACGGGTCACGGATCACGGCCTTGCCCGCCAACCCCGATACCGCGCGCGGCTTCTCGGCCAATGTGATCCTGGACGAGTTCGCCTTCCATGCCAAATCGCGCGAGATCTGGGCAGCGCTGTTCCCGGTGATTTCCAGATCAGGCCTGAAGCTGCGGGTGATCAGCACGCCCAATGGCAAGGGCAACAAGTTCTTCGAACTGATGACGGCAGAGGACACGGTCTGGTCGCGGCATGTCGTCGATATCTATGAGGCGGTGCGGCAAGGGCTGGACCGCGACATCGACATGTTGCGCAAAGGCATGGCTGACCCGGATGCCTGGGCGCAGGAATACGAGCTGCAATGGCTGGACGAGGCCTCGAGCTGGCTCGACTACGACCTGATCGGCGCCTGCGAACATCCGGCGGCGGGGCTGCCCGGCCTCTATCAAGGCGGGCCGTGCTTTGTGGGGGTGGATATCGCGGCCCGCAATGACCTCTTTGTCATCTGGGTCATGGAACTGGTGGGCGATGTGCTGTGGACGCGGGAGGTGATCACCCGCCGCCGCGCCTCGTTCTTTGAACAGGATCAGCTGCTGGCCGATGTGATGCGCCGCTATCATGTGGTGCGCTGCCGGATGGACCAGACCGGCATGGGCGAGAAGCCGGTCGAGGATGCCAGGCGGCGCCATGGCGAAAGCCGGGTGGAAGGGGTGCTGTTCTCGGCCGCGATCAAGCTGGACATGGCGACCGCGCTGAAGGAGGCGATGCAGGATCGCAAGGCGCGGATCCCGGCGGGCGATGTGCCGCTGCGCGCCGATCTGCACGCGATCAAGAAGCAGGTGGGCGTCACCGGCACACCGCGTCTGATCGCCGATGGCGACACGGACGGCCATGCCGACCGCTTCTGGGCCGTGGCGTTGGCCGTCTCGGCCGGGCAACTGACCTACCAGCCTTATGACTATCGGCCAGTGCCCACAGGCGGCGGGCAGGATTTTGACCGCGAGATCGCCGCCACGGGCGGGTTTCGGGTGGGGAAAGGACTTTTCTGATGGCCATTCTTGACGCCTATGGGCGGCCGATCCGGCCGCAGCGCCTCCTGACCCCACAGGCCGAGCCGGGGATCACGGGCGTCCGGCAAATCTGGCATGGCTCGGCGGCCTCTGGCCTGACGCCGCAGCGCATGGCGGCGGTCCTGCGCGCCTGTGACCAGGGCGATCTGCACGAGTTCCTGACGCTGGCCGAAGAGATGGAAGAGCGCGACGCGCATTACCTCTCGGTCCTGGGCACCCGGAAACGGGTGATCAGCGGCATCACTCCGGTGGTGGTGTCGGGCGGTGATGACGCCCAAGCGAAGAAGATCGCGGAAGCGGTCCAGCGCGACATTGCCGAACACGAGGGCTTTCCGGCTTTGATCGAGGACCTCCTTGACGCACTCGGTAAATCCTTCTCGGTCATCGAGTTGGAATGGCACCGTGAGGGGCGTGGTTGGTGGTTTGAACGCTTTACCCGCCGCGATCCGCGCCATTTCACCTTTGATCGGGCCACGGGGCGCGAGCCGCGCATGCTGGACGAGGAAGCGCCGGTTGAAGGGAGGGTGTTGGAGCCCGGCCTTTTCGCGGTGCACCGTGCCAACATCAAATCAGGCCTGACCTATCGCGGCGGGCTGGCGCGGGTCGTTTCCTTTGCCTGGATGTGCAAGCAGTACACGATGAAGGACTGGATCGCCTTCATCGAAACCTATGGCCTGCCCCTCCGGCTGGGTCGTTACGGGTCGGAAGCCACGGTCGAGGACGTGCGCAAGCTGTTCCAGGCGGTGGCCAATATCGGCACCGATGCCGCAGCGGTCCTGCCCCGATCCATGGAAATCGAGTTTCAGAACGGACCTGCCGCCACGGGCGACCGGCTGTTCGAGACTTTCGCCCGCTGGGCAGACGAGCAGATCTCCAAGGCGGTGCTGGGCCAGACCATGACGGCCGACAGCGGATCGTCGGAGGCGCAGGCCAAGGTGCATAATGACGTGCGCCATGACATTGCCGTTTCAGACGCGCGCGCCGTTGCCGCCACCATCAACCGCGACATCCTGCGCCCCTATGTCGGGCTGAATTTCGGGGAACAGGCGGCCTGGCCACGGCTGCTCCTGACGCTCGAGGAGCCGGAGGACGCGACGGCCAAGGTGAATGGCGCTGTCGCGTTGGCCGGGATTGGCGTCACTTTTCGCGCCTCGGAGCTTCGCCGGACGCTGGGTTATTCCGACCCGGAACCGGGCGAGGAGGTGGTGGGAGGCCCCGCTCCGGCTGCCTCCCTGATCAAACCCGCCAAGGGCGAGGTGTTGAACCAGCTGCGCCAGACCCTGCTGGCCTTGAACACCGCGCCCGCCCCGGATGCGGCCGACCAGATCACCGATGAGGCGCTGGAGGATTGGGAGGAACTGGCCAGCGAAATGCAGGCGGCAATCGCCACGGCGGTGGACGGCGTCGAAAGCTATGACGAGCTGCTGGCCCGTCTGCCTGAAGCCCTCTCGCATATGCCGACGGCTCTCACGGTGGAGACCCTTGTAAAGGCCCTGTTCAAGGCCCGTGCCCTGGGGGACCAGAAGGATGGCTGATCCAGCGGATCGCCCCGGTTACAGTTTCAACCCCGGTCCACCGCGCGAGGCCAGCCGGTTCCTGAAGAACAAGGGGCTGCGCCCGGCCTTCAGCTGGCAGGATGTGGAGCCGGAGGAACATGCTGTTGCCTTTACGGTTGCCAAGGTGGCGGAACTTGACCTGCTGGACGCCATGAAATCCGAGGTGCAACGCGCCCTGGATGAGGGCCTGCCCTTTGCCTCCTTCCAGAAGAACTGGCGGGCCAATCCGCGCCTGGCGGAATGGTGGGGCCAGCGTGAGATGACCGATCCGCTGACCGGCGAAGTGAAGGAGGTGCAGCTGGGCAGCCCGCGCCGTTTGCGCACTATATATAATGCAAACATCCGCAGCGCCCGCGCCGCCGGGCAATGGGAGCGCATTCAGCGCACCAAGGCGGCCTTCCCCTATCTGGAATACCGCACCGGCCCGAGTGAGCGTCACCGGCCGCACCACCTGAGCAAGGCGGGGCTGATCCTGCCGGTGGACAGCCCGTTCTGGGATGAATGGTTCCCGCCGAATGGATGGGGCTGCAAATGCTGGGTCCGGCAGGTCACAAAGGCCGAGGGTGCGCGCCGCGGCGTCTCGGCCGTGCCGGATGTGCCCGACCGTCTGGTGCCGAATGAGCGCACCGGCGAGACCCGCATCGTGCCGGTCGGTATCGATCCCGGCTGGCAGCGCAATCCCGGCCAGTTGCGGCTGCAGGCCATGGAGGCCGCGCTGCGCCAGAAGCTGGAGGAGCTGCCCGAAGCCGCCCGAAAGGTGGCGTTGCGGGACATCGCCACCAGCTGGCGGGTGATGCGGATCATGGAAGGCGCGCCTGGCCGCGCGCCAGTTGGTTTGCTCCCGACAGAATTGGCGACCGCCACCGGAGTGTCGGACCGCATGATCTGGGTGAACAATGCAACTTTTGAGCATGTTGTGGGCGATCATCTTGCCAACTCGGCTGATGCCGCCTTCAGAAAGGCGCTGATGGCAGTCATCGCGGGCATAGGCGATGCCCGTCTTGCCGCGCTTGAAGAGCGCCCGGATGGGAACGTGACGCTGCGGGTGCTCATTCCCTTCGACAAGTTCTTTCATGTTGCGGAGTCCGCCAGAAAGAAGAAGGCGGATCGCCCGACCGCCCTTGTCCTCTGGTTCGACGATGCCATGCGTGTTCGCACCATCATGCCCACTACCGTTGCGCGCTTTGCCAAAGATGCAGCCGAACGCGGAGATAAGGTCATAGATCTGGACAAGGATTGAACTGTGACCCGGACGGTCGGCCCCCCGTCACGGCTCAAGGCCGGCTGTCCGGAATTACTCGGGTCACAGCATCAAAATAGCCATTTCTCCCCAAAATTCAACATCTGCGACGGCCGTGCGCGATGCCCCGGATCGGGTCGGGGTCAAACACCGCCGTTAAATACCCATTAAATACCCTAGGAAGCTCTCGACAGCCTGCCGGGTGTCTCGGTAGGGTCAGAAGGCAAAGGGGCCGCCACGGCCCGTAAAATCGCCCCCCGCAAAATCAGCCCGACCGCGCGTGTCCCCTGAATGGGTTCAGGGGCGATCCGGCGCGCCGGCTTTGCGATGGTGCGGCCATCATGACCCGCACCACACCGATCTCTTCCCCTTCGCTTCCGGGCATTGCGCTCAACGCCGCGGACAGCGGCGCGCCCGACTGGGTGCAGCTGACCCCGGCCGGGCCGCGCATCCTGGGCCGCGACGGTCGTTGGTGGACTTTGACCGACCCTGACGCCGTTGCCGCCCGCCTCGATCCCGCCAAGGAGCCGCAGATCGATATCGAGCATGCGAGCCAGCTGCAGGCGCCGCAGGGCCTGCCCGCGCCCGCCGTGGGCTGGATCAAGGCCATCGAGGTGCGCGAGGGCGCGCTTTGGGGCCGGGTGGAATGGACCCCGGTCGGCACCACCCTCGTGACCGAACGCGCCTATCGCTACCTCAGCCCCGCCTTCCGCTTCGACCCCGCCACCGGCGAAATCCTCGAGATCGTCTGCGCGGGCCTGACCAACACCCCGAACCTCGAACTGGCGGCGCTGAATGCCGCCCAGAACCCGGAGACCCCCGACATGGACAAAGCGGTCCTTGAGGCCCTTGGCCTCGCGGCCACCGCCACGGCAGCCGATGCGCTGGTGGCGATCAATACCCTCAAATCCGAGAAGGTCGTGGCACTGAACGCGGCGCAGCACCCCGATCCGGCGCAGTTCGTGCCGCGTGCCGATCACGACCTCGCGCTGAACCGCATCACGCAGTTCGAGGCCGATGCCAAGACCCGCGCCGAAGCCGAGGCGGTGGCGGCGGTCGAGGCCGCGATCACCGCAGGCAAGGTCGCCCCGGCCTCGCGCGACTATCACCTCGCCACCTGCCGCGCGGAAGGCGGGCTGCAGCGTTTTCGCGACTTCGCCGCCGCCCAGCCGGTGATCGCCCCGCCCTCCGGCCTCGATGGCAAGCCCCTGCCGGGTGGCAGCCAGAAGGCGCTGACGGCGGACGATCTGGCCGTCTGCCGCCAGTTCGGCATGTCGGCCGAGGAATTCAGCGCGGCGCGTGCCGCCGAACAGAAGGAATAAGCCACCATGGCGATCATTACCGCAGCCATTCTCACCGCCCTCAATACGGGGGTGAAGAAGAACTTCCAGGACGGCTACGCCGCCATGCGGACGGGCGCCTTCTGGGATCAGGTGGCAACCCTGGTGCCCTCGACCACCGCCTCCAACACCTATGGCTGGCTGGCCGACTTCCCCGCGCTCCGCGAATGGGTGGGCGACCGCGTCGTCAAGGACATGAAGGCGCATGGCTACAGCCTGGAGAACCGGCTGTTCGAGGCGACGGTCGGGGTGCAGCGGACCCAGATCGAGGATGACCAGTTCGGCCATTATGCCCCGATTGCCCGCTCGATGGGGCAAGAGGCGGCGCAACACCCCGACCGGCTGGTCCAGGCCGTCATCAGCGCCGGCCATGCATCGCTCTGCTATGACGGGCAGAACTTCTTCGACACCGATCACCCGGTTTATGCCAATCACGATGGCACCGGCGCCGTGACCACCGTTTCCAATGTGACGGCGGGCGCCGGCGCGGCCTGGTATCTGCTCGACTGCTCCAAGGTGCTCAAGCCCTTCATCTTCCAGGAGCGCACCAAGCCCGAGCTGGAGATGAAGTTCGACCCGTCGGCCTCCGATACGGTTTTCAAGTCCGACCGCTACGAATGGGGCATCCGCTATCGCTGCAATGCCGGCTACGGTTTCTGGCAGATGGCGCGCAAGTCCCAGGCGGTGCTGGACGCCACCGCCTTCGAGACCGAGCGCACCGCCATGCGCGAACTGAAGGGCGATGGTGGGCGGCCGCTGGGCATCGTGCCGAACATCCTGCTGGTGCCGCCGGGGCTCGAGGCCGCCGCCGACCGGGTGGTCAACGTCAAGACGCTGCCGGGCGGTGGCGACAACCCGAACTTCGGCAAGGCCAAGGTCGTCGTGATGGATTGGGTGTGATCATGGGCAAGCGTCTTCTGATCACCACCGTCGCGGCCTCGGGCCTGTTCTACCGCTGCGGTCGGGGCTTCACGCGGGAAGGTGTCGTCGTCAGTTTCCCCGACGATTTCAGCGAAGCGGACTGGGCGCGGCTGCGCGCCGAGCCGATGCTGCATATCGCCGAAGCCCCCGAAGGCACCGAAGCGGCAGAGACTGACCTGAAAACCCGACTGCGCGATGCCATCGGCCAGTTGGACGCCGCGGATTTCGGGGAGGACGGCGTGCCCAAGGCCGACGCGATCCGCAAGTTCCTGCCCGCCGGAACCAAGGGCATCACCAAAACCATGGTGGCCGAGGTCTGGGCCGAGCTGAAGGCTGAAACCCCCTGACACCCAAGCCCGCCGCCCTTGATGCGGCGGGCATACCGGCCCGGCCTTCCCCCGGGCGTCTCGCAAGGGCGGCGATCCCACTCCGCCGCCCTTGTCTTTCCCCCGGAGTCGCCGATGCCCTATGCCAGCCAGTCCGATATCGTCACCCTCTACGGCGCCCATGCCCTGGTTGTGGCCGATCACGACCGCGACGGGGTGCCCGATGCCGAGGCCGTCACCCGCGCCCTCGAATTGGCTTCGGCCGAGATCGACACCTATCTGGCCCGCCGCTACAGCCTGCCGCTCTCCGTCGTCACCACCCCGCATCTCATGCAGCTTTGTGTCGATGTCGCGCTCTACCGACTGGCACTGTCGCAGGATGTGGCCTCTGCCGAACATCGCACCCGGTATGAGGATGCGATCACCACGCTCGCGCGCATCGCCGATGGCCGGGCTGCCCTGGTGCTGCCCGCCGCACCGCCGGCCGAGGGTGAAACATCGCAAGACCCGGAGGTTGGCGGCCCGCAACCCGTGGTCATGGGCGGCCCGCCGCGCCTCTTCAGCCGTGAACAGATGAGGGATCTCTGATGTCCGGTGTCACCTTCGAAGCCGATATCGACGCGGCGGTCGGCGCCCTCGGGCGCCTGACCGAGGAGCAGTTGGCGCTTCTGGCCTATGAAATCGGGGCTCTGGTCGAGGATCAAACCAAGCTGCGGATTGCCGACGAGAAGGCTGCGCCCGATGGCACCCCCTGGGCGCCCTGGTCGGCGCGCCATGCCGCGACCCGCAATACAGGAAACGCAATCCGCCATTCGCTGCTCGTGGGGGAAGGCGATCTGCGCGACAGCATTCAGAACTTCACTACCAGCCTCGACGCCGTGGTGGGCACCCCCCTGATTTACGGTGCAACCCATCAATTTGGCTCCACCAACGGCACCATCCCCGCGCGCCCCTATCTCGGCCTCTCCGCCGATAACCGTATCGCCATCGAGGATCTGGTGATCGGGCGCCTTGAGGATCTCCTGCAATGAGCCTTTACACCACCCCGCCCGACCTGTTGTCCGGCCTGCCCGACCGGGTTGCAGCGCATATCGCCACGCTCTTGCCGGGGCTGCGCACATGCCGGGGCATGGCAGGTCGGCTCGATCCCAAGGCGATCAAGGCGCGGGGCATCGCCGCGCCCGCGGTGCTGGTGACACGCCTGCGCCTGCGACAGGATCAGACCCGCACAGGCCCGCATCATTCCTTCCGGGTGCAGATGGCCGCCTTTGTCCTGTGCCGGGATGAATTGGGCCTGCCGCGCGACATTGGCGTGTCAAACCTTGCGCAGGTCTTGCTGACGCTGATCCCGGAGGCTGACTGGGGTGCCCCTGATCATATCGGCGGCGCCGAGGCGCTGGCCGAAGAACCCCTGGTCTCGGCCGAGAGCGACGGGCTGGCGATGGCGCTCAGCGTCATCACCTGGGAGCAGATCATCGCATTGGAACCCTGGCCGGCCGCAGAGCCGATCACGCCGGCGCTTTACCTCGGCCAGTCGCCGTACGTGGGCGCCGCGCATGAAGGCGATTACACCCGGATCGGGGAAGCGCCATGACCTTCTCCGCCGCCGAGGCTGACCGTCAGATCGGCAATCTGCTGCATGTGGGCCGCGTGACCGAGGTCGACAATGCCTCTGGCCGCGTCCGGGTGCAGATCGGCGATCTCACAACGCCGCCGCTGCAGGTTTCGCAAATCCGCTCCGGTGCGATCCGCCTGCACTGGATGCCCAGCATCGGCGAACAGGTTTCCATCGCCGCCCCCTCGGGCGACATGGCCCGTGCCTTCATCCTGGGATCGCTGCCCGTCGACGGCAACATGGTCGCCCCCGATGAGGCCAGCCCCACGATGGATCTCGGCGGCGGCACCCTGCGCCTGATCGGCAATCTCTACATCGACGGCAGTGTCGAGGTGACCGGCGACGTGGTCGCCTCCGGCATCAGCCTGGTCACCCATACCCATGGCGGCGTTGTCACGGGCGGCGCCAACACAAAGGAGCCCAATCCATGACGCAACGCCACTATATCACCCGGGCAGATGGCTGGGTCGCCGGTCGCCGCGTCAGGGCGGGCGATACCATCGCCCTGACCCCGGCGGCCGCGCGCTATGAGCCGGTCGATCCCGCCCCGGCACCGAAGCAGGAGAAGTCCCCGCGGCGGGTGACGCCCTCCAAGATGCCCGCGCCGGAACGCCCGGCCGCCGCCACTCCCGCACCGGAGGCCGGCGCATGACCGGCATGTCCCGCGTGACAGGGCAGCAGATCGCCCCCGGCGCCCATCTAGCCCAGTCGATCACCGACATTCTCTCCACACCCCGGGGCAGCCGCGTCTTGCGGCGCGACTACGGCTCGCGACTGCCCGACCTGATCGACGCGCCCCTGAATGGCGAGACGCTGATCGAGGTCTTCGCGGAAACGGCCGAAGCGCTGGACCTTTGGGAGCCGCGCCTGAAATTGCGCCGCGTCGAGGTTCTGGCCGCCTCTGCCGGGCGGTTGCAACTGGTGCTGACCGGCGATGTCCAGGGCGCCAGCACTGCCATCGATCTGGAGCTGACCGCATGACCGCCGATATCGACCTGCCCAGCCTCGCCGCCCCCGATGTGGTCGAGGCCCTCGATGCCGAGACCATCATCGCCGCGCTCAAGGCCCAGATCCTCGCGCTGATGCCCGGCCTTGCCGCTGTGCTTGATCTGGAAAGCGAGCCGGTGACCAAGTTGATCGAGGTCTGCGCCTATCGCGAGCTGCTGGTGCGGGCGCGGGTGAATGACGCCGCGCGCGCGGTGATGCTGGCCACTGCGACCGGTGCCGATCTCGATCACCTTGCCGCATTGTTCGGGGTGGCGCGGCTTGTGGTCACGCCGGCCGAGCCCGAAGCCGTGCCGCCGGTCGCGGCGGTGATGGAGGCGGACGGTGCCTTGCGGGCGCGAACGCAACTGGCACTGGAGGGCTTCTCTACCGCAGGCCCGCGCGGGGCCTATCTCTATCACGCGCTCTCTGCAGATGGCGATGTGCTTGACGCCTCGGTCATCAGCCCCGCACCGGGTCAGGTGCAGGTCACCGTCCTGTCGCGGACGGGCGACGGCACGCCCCCGCCCGCGCTTGTGGCGGCCGTCGCGGCGGTGCTGGATGACGAGGATGTCCGACCGCTTTGCGATCAGGTCAATGTCCAGGGCGCCACGATCACGCCCTATGCGGTGACCGCCTCCCTGACCATGGATGCCGGCCCTGACCCCGAGGTCGCCCGCGCGGCGGCCGAGGCGGCGGTGCGCGCCTATGTGACGGATGCGCATCGGCTCGGACGCGCCATCCGCCTGTCGGCCCTCTACCGCGCCCTGCATCAGCCGGGGGTAGAGCGGGTCGATCTGGCCAGCCCCGCCGCCGACGTCCTCTGTGATGCCGCCCACGCGCCCTGGTGCAGCGCGGTCACTGTGACGCTGGAGGACGAATGACCGCCCATCTGCTCCCCACCAATGCCACACCACTAGAACGCGCCCTCGGCACCGCCATTGCGCGCCTGTCGGACATGCCCGTGCCGCTCTCCGACCTCTGGCGCCCGGAGACCTGCCCCGAGGCGCATCTGCCCTGGCTCGCCTGGGCGCTCAGCGTGGACGACTGGGACAGCGCCTGGCCGGTTGCGGTCAAGCGCGACGTGATCGCGGCCTCGGTCGATATCCACCGGCACAAGGGCACCTTGGGCGCGGTGCGCCGGGTGCTTGCCGTGATGGGCTATGGCGACTGCGACATCACCGAGGGCTGGACCACGATGGTCGGCGCCCCCTGGGTGGTGGGCGACGACATGCGCACCGGCGGCGCCGGGCATTGGGCCGAATATTGGGTGACGGTGCGGGTGCCGATCACCCCCGACCAGGTGGCGGCCATCGCCCGGCGTCTGGCCTCGGTCGCGCCCGCCCGCTGCCACCTGACCCGTATCCTGGTCGATGCGGTGGCCGTCGTCGTCGGCGGCCCCTGGGCCGTGGGCGACGCGGCTGTCACGACCGGCGCAACCTATCCCACAGAGGTGACCTATGGCTAACCTGACAGAGACCAGCGGCGCGACTTACCCGCCCGCGCGCCAGATTGAAAACGGCGAGGCGCAGGCCGGCGGGGAGAACGGGCTGTGGAACGAACATGCCAAGGTGATGGTCGAGCGCACGAACAACCTCAAGACCGCCGTCAGCGATCTGCGCCTCAAGGCCGCCATCGGCCTGACCGTTGGTCCGGGCGGCCAATATGCCACGATCAACGCGGCCCTTGCCTATCTCTCGGACCGCCGCCCGGCCTATGTGAGCGGCGGCTTCCAGGCCACAATCACGCTCCGGGCCGGCTTTGTGATGGCTGAGCAGGTGATCGTGGCAGGTATCGACCTCTCGTGGGTGCGGATCGTCGCCGAGGCCGCCTCGGTCAATATCAGTCGCGTCGCCCTGATCACTGAACTGGGCGGTCGCTATCCAGCGTGGGCGGCGCATAGCGGCGGGCGCCTGCCGCAATTGGCCGCGCTCATGCAGATGGACAACACCGGCCCGGCTGCCGCGCGGGATGGCGTGTTCCTCTCGGGCGGCGGCAGTATCGTCGTGGCTGGCGGTGCGGGCATCCGCTATGCGGGGGGCTGTGGTCTGCTCGCCCGGTCGGCCTCGGTGGCGGTGCTTTACGGCAGCGACTGGCGGAATGCCGGCGAAAATGCGCTGGAGGCCGCCGCTGCATCGACCATCACTGCCGGCACCGCGAACGTATCTGCGGCGGCGGGCATCGGCCTGCGGGCGAGCGGCGGGTCCATGATCGACGCGCAAACCGTGATCGCCTCCGGCTGCGCTGGTGGGGGCGCCCGGGCCGAAACCGGCGCGGTGATCGTCGCGGTCGGGGCGAATTGCCGGATCGGTGCCTCGGACGCATCGACCGATATCGTCGTGGCCTCCGGCGGGCGCATCGCGGCCGGCAGCGCCATCGGCGGCACCAATATCGCGATCAACACCCTGACCGCCTCTGGCATCATCCACAAATAATAGGTGACCCATGATCTACGCAGCCCGCACCGCCGAGGGTCTCTGGACCGGCGCCGCCTATGACGCGGTGACGCCCGCGATCCGCGCGCATCACGCGCAATATGACGAGGAGCTGGTGCCCGTCGCCGCCCTGACCAATGCCGGCACCGACAGCGCCCCGGCATGGGAGGCCGAGGAGATCGGCATCAGTGATCGCCGCGCCGGCATGGTGGTCTCGCGCTTCCAGGCGCGCGCCGCCCTGCACATGGCAGGGTTGCTGGAGCAGGTCGAGGCCGCGCTGGCGGATGCCGACCCGCTCGCCCGCATCGCCTGGGCGGATGCGCAGGAGTTCCGCCGCCTCAGCCCCACCATGACCACCCTCGGCGCCGCCCTCGGCCTGACCGATCCCCAGATCGACGCGCTGTTCGATCAGGCGGCACAGATCAGCGCGTGACAGGGCATGAAGATGCAGATCGAGCGTCGTGAGGAAGATGTGACGATCCAAATGACCGCCGGGCAGCTTTCGTTGCTCGATACCGCAATTTCGGTGGCACTGGCCAGCATATGGGTCGGAATTACCCGCACCGACCTGATGCAATATTCGGAGATGCAGGCGTTCTGTCTCGAGCTTCAATCAGAGATGGCCGCGAGCCGGTCACGGCGACACACCCGGCCAAACCTTTGACAAAGACCCGGTCCTTCGGGCAGATTTGATCCTGTTCCCATCCGGCCTCACGACCTTCTGACACGCCCCTGAACCCTTTCAGGGGCGATCTCGCGCACCGCCTTTGCGATGCTGGCGCCAGTCAAACCGGAGCCAGCTGAATGCCCGAACAGTTCCTGCATGGGATCGAGGTCGTCGAGATCGACGATGGCCTGCGCCCGATCCAGACCGTCAAATCCTCTGTCGTCGGACTGGTCGGCACCGCGCCGGATGCCGTCGCGGCCACCTTCCCACTCGATACGCCCGTTCTGATCACCGGCCCGCGCATGGCCGCCGCACTGGGCGCCAATGGCACCCTCGCGGATGCCTATGCCGCGATCTACGCCCAGGGCGTCAATACGGCCATCGTGGTGCGGGTCGCTGAAGGCGCCGATGCAGCCGAGACCAAAAGCAACGTGACCGGCGATGCGGCGGCCGGCACCGGCATCTGGGCGCTGTCCCATGCACAGAACCTGCTGGGCCAGACGCCCCGCATCCTCGCGGCACCCGGCTTCACCTCGACCCCGTCCGCCGATCCGGCCTCGCCTGTCACCCTCGCCCTCATCGCCCTCGCGGGGCGGCTGCGCGCTGTCGCGATTGCCGACGGGCCGAATACGACCGAGGCCGATGCCCTTCTGGATCGCGCCAAATACGGCTCCGACCGGCTCATGATCGTCGATCCTGCGGTCCGCGTCTGGGATACCGGCACCAATGCCCATGTCACCCGCCCGGCCTCGGCCTATGTTGCCGGCGCCATCTCGGCGCGCGATGCGGCCAAGGGCTTCTGGTGGTCACCCTCCAACCAGGTGCTGCAAGGCGTCGCGGGCACCGCCCGCCCGATCTCCTGGGCGATTTCCGACCCGGAGACCGAAGCCAACCGCCTGAACGAGGCCGAAATCGCGACCATCGTGCGCGCGGACGGTTTCCGGCTCTGGGGCAACCGCTCCACCGCCACGGATCCGCTCTGGGCTTTCCTCGCCGTGCGCCGTACCGCCGACATGATCTATGAAAGCACCGAAACGGCGCTGCTCTGGGCCATGGACCGCCCGTTCAGCGCCCAGCTGCTGATCGACATCCGCGACAGCGTGCAGGCCTATCTCGACACCTTGATCCGGCGGGGTGCCATCCTCGGTGGCAAGGCATGGCTCGACCCCGAGCTGAACAGCGAGACCACCCTCAAGGCGGGCAAGCTGTTTCTCGACTTCGACATCGAGCCGCCGGCGCCGCTTGAGCACCTGACCTTGCAGGCGCGCCGCAACGGCGATTACTACGAAGAGCTGGTGCTCTCCGTGACCGGAAACTGAGGAGGCCCCCATGGCGCTGCCGCGCATCATCAAGAACTTCAACGCCTTCCTCGACGGCACCAGCTATTTCGGGCTGGTCGAGGAAGGCAAACTTCCGGCGGTGAAAATCCAGACCGAAGCGCATCGCGGCGCCGGCATGGACGGCCCGGTCGGCATCGATGTCGGCATGGAGGGCATGACCGCCGAACTGACCTTCTCGGAATGGTTGCCCGCTGTCATCGGCAAACTCGGCCGTCAGGAGCGGCTGGTGCTGCGCCCCGCCAAGGGTAGCGCCACCGATTTCGCGGCGTCACCCGTCATCGCCACCATGACCGGCCTCATCACCACCTCCGAACCCGATGCCCTGAAACCCGGCACCGGCGCCAAGATGAAGATGACGATGGACCTGCGCAGCTACCGGCTCGAGGTCGATGGCGAGACGGTCTTCAATATCGACCTTGTCAATGCCGTGCGCGAGATCGGCGGCATCGACCAGCTGGCCGAACTGCGCCGTGCCATGGGCATTTAAGGGGGTATTGAACATGACCGCAAAGACCATCACCTTCGCCCGCGCCCTGACCGCAGGCCGCCCTGAACCGATCACCGCCGTGACCCTGCGCGAACCCGCCAGCGGCGATCTGCGCGGCCTGAAGCTGACAGACGTCATGCAGATGGATGTGGCGGCCATGACCCGTCTCATCCCGCGTCTGACCACCCCGGCGCTTGCCCCCAGCGAGGTCGAGGCGCTTGGCCCGGCGGATTTCATGGCACTGTGCACCGGCATTGTCGGTTTTTTCTTCACGGCGGAACAGATCGAGGCCGAAACGGCGCGGATGAACTGACACCGCCCGAGATCGAACTGCCTGACGATATCGAAGAGGCCATGGCCGATCTCGCCGTGGTCTTTCACTGGCCACCCGCCGCGATGGACCCGATGCCGCTGACCGAACTGGCCAGCTGGTGGGCCAAAGCACGCGCCCGCGCCGAACCGGACACCAACGATGGCTGATCTCAATATCCAGCTGATCCTGCGCCTGGTCGACCGCGCCACGGGTCCGGCCCGCGCCGCCATGCGCGCCATCGAACGGATCGGCGGCGAAGGTGTGCTCCAACAGGCGCGTCAGGTCGCCGCCGGCGCGCGCATGATGGGCGCGGGCTTCGCCGACATGCGGGCCGCCGCCTTGCGCGGGGCAAAGGTCGCGACCGTCTATACCGGCGCGATGGCGGCAATGGCCGGCAGCTTCATCCGCCCCGCCGCGCAGATGGAACGCTTCAAGGTGCAGCTCACAAATCTTGAGGGCTCGGCCGGGGGCGCAGAGCGCGCCATGGCCTGGATATCCGATTTCGCGACCCGAACGCCTTTGGAGCTGAACGACACCGTCGCGGCCTATGCTCGGCTGAAGGCCTTTGGCCTCGATCCGACCAACGGCTCGCTTCAGGCGCTGGTCGATACCATGGCCGCCACGGGCGGCGGTGCCGAGCAGCTTGACGGTCTCGTGATGGCCCTCGGCCAGAGCTGGACCAAGGGCAAGCTGCAATCCGAAGAAGCCTTGCAAATGCTGGAGCGGGGCGTGCCGGTCTGGGATTTGCTGGCCGAACAGTTGGGCAAGACCTCGGCCGAGGTGCAGGAGATGGCAACCAAGGGCAAGCTCGGCCGCGCCGAGATCATGCTGCTGGTCGAAGCCCTCGCCGCCCGCAACAAAGGCGCCTCAGAAGGTATGTCCCAGACATGGGACGGCATCATCTCGAACCTTCTGGACCACTGGACCCGGTTTCAGGTGATGGTGATGGACGCGGGCCTGTTCGATTGGCTGAAAACCCGGCTGCAATCCATCCTCGGGACGTTGAACGCCATGGCCGCGGACGGACGCCTGCAAGCCTGGGCCGAAGCCGTCTCTGCCCATGTCATCGGGGCGCTGGAGGCCGTCGAGGGCTTTGCCACCACGCTGGGTGCGATCTGGACCGAAGTCATCCCCTATCTTGAACGTGCGGCCGCGCTGCTCGGGGGATGGGATCGGCTGGGGTTTCTGGCCGTGGCGCTAGCCATGCGCGGCACCGTCCTGCAACTCGCCCTCGGTTTCGGCAAACTGGGCCTCGGAGCCGGACAGGCCATGGGCGGTCTGATCGCCATGCTCATGCCCATGAACCTGATCCGCACGGCCTCACTCGCCTTCATTGCGACCGGTCTCGGCGCCGTGCTGGCCGGTATCGCGATAGCGGGCCTCTGGATCTGGCGCAATTGGGATGGCCTTGCCGCCTTCTTTTCCGAGTTCGGTGCCGCTTTCATGGAGGCCCTTGGCCCCGCCGCGCCCCTGCTCGAGGCCCTTGGGTCGAGACTGGCGGCAGTGCGTGACTGTGTGCTGTCGATCACCGGCCCTCTGGATGAAAGCGGAGAAAGCTGGCGCCGTTGGGGGCGTGCCGCCGGTCTGGCCCTGGGAACTCTGGTCCGCACCATCCGCGAATGGCTGGGCGCACATCCGCGCTTTGCGCGGGCGCTGGCCTATATCCTGGGTGCCCTTGGCGCGGCGCGCCTGCTGGTCACGCCGGTTGCAGCGGGCTGGCGGCTGCTGACCGCTGTCGCCTCGGGCCTTGGCACCGTGCTTGGCGTCGCTGCCCGTGCCGTGCAGTTTCTGGGGCGCGTGATGCTGATTGCCGGCCGCGCCATGCTGGCCAATCCGATCCTGCTGGTCATTGCGGCCATCGCGGCGGGGGCCTGGCTGATCTATGCCAACTGGGACAGCATCGGCCCCTGGTTCGGCCGGCTCTGGCGCGATGTGACGCAGTATTTCCGGGGATTTGTCGATTTCGTCGCGGGCATCTTCACCGGCGATACTGGCCGCGCCATCGGTGGGCTGCGCGGCATGTGGGACGGCCTGGGGGCGGTTTGGCGGACGCTCTGGGACGGTCTCGGCACCAATCTGCGGCTGGTCTGGGAAAACGTCATCAAACCGGTGACCGACAAGCTGGGCGTGACCGCGCACATCACGGCCGCCTGGGAAGCCCTCAGAGCGAGTTTCGCGGGGATCCTCGAAGGGGTCCAGTCGGCCTTTTCGGCCATGTGGAGCATTGTCTCCCCGATCATCGACGGCCTCAAATGGTTCCGGGACAATGCCGCCGCCCTGGGCGACAAGGCGGCATCGCTGACCTCGGGCTGGTTCTCAGGATCCGGCCCCGAAGGGGAGAACCCGGCGGGCGAATTCGCGGGCACGGACCCGGACGGCAACCGCGCGCTTGGCGGGCCGGTACGCGCCGGGATGATCTACCGCTGGAACGAAGAGGGGCGCGAGTTGTTCGTGCCCCGCATTGACGGCCAAGTCCTCCCCAACCGCCAGCTGCGCGCCCTCGAGGCCGCGACAGCACAACCCAACCTGCGCATCGTCCAGGCACCCCGGGCCGCCGCCGGCCGGGGTGCCTCCTCCGCCCCCCGTATCGAGATCGGTGGCATCACCATCAATGCCGCCCCGGGCCAGAGCGCGGCCGAGATCGCCCGAGCGGTGCGGCGCGAGCTGGAGGCCGCCGGCCGGGATCGCCGTCTCGCCCTGCATGACGGTGGCCAATATGAGTGAGGCTTGCCATGATTGATCTCGGCCTCAGCCTCGTGATGATGGCGCTTGGTGCCTTCCGCTTCGGCGTGAACCGCGCGAATTACCAGACCTTCACCCGCGCCGCCGGGTGGAGGTGGGAGGAACAACCGCGCCTCGGTCGCGCCCCGGCGCTGCAATTTCTCGGGCCGGGCGCCGATGAGATCACTCTTGAAGGGGTCATTTACCCCCATTTCAAGGGCGGTTTGCGGCAGATCGAATTGATGCGCCTGGTGGCCGGCGCGGGCCAGCCGCTCATCCTGGTCGATGGCATGGGCTGGGTCTGGGAACGCTGGGTCATCACCGCCATCGAGGAACGAAAGAGCCTGTTCCTCGCCGATGGTGCCCCGCGCAAGATCGAATTCACCGCCACCCTCAAAGCCTATGGGAGTGACCGGGCATGACCCTCTATCGCACGACCAATGGCGACATGCTGGATGCGATCTGCCACGCCCAGCTGGGTTCAGCCGCGCATCTGCCCGCCGTGCTGGAGGCCAATCCGCACCTGGCCGACCTTGGCCCGGTCTATCCGGCCGGTGTGGTGATCGTGCTTCCGGCCGAGGCCCCGGTCGCGCCTGTGCTGCGTGGCCAGATCCGTCTGTGGGGGCGGACATGACGCCGGCCTTCCGCATCATGGTGGCCGGCGAAGACGCCACCGGCGCGGTGGCCGACCGGCTGCTGGGCCTTACCGTCACCGACGAAGACGGCACCAAGGCCGACCGGCTGGAACTGGAACTCGACAATCGTGACGGAAAGCTCGCCTTCCCCGAGACCGAATCCCGGATCGAAGTGGCACTGGGCTTTGCCGGGCAACCGCTCGCCTTGATGGGGGAATATGCCGTCGACGGGGTCTCGGGTTCCGGACCGCGCCTGACGATGCGCATCACCGCAACCGCCGCCGACCTCAAGGGCGATATCCGCGCGCCCCGCACCCGGGGATGGGAAGGCAAGAGCCTGCGCGACATCGTGGGCACCATCGCCGGCGAGGCGGGCCTGCGCGCCGTGGTGGGTGACAGTGTCGCTGGCAAGGTCTGGGATTACCTCGCGCAGACCGCCGAATCGAACCTGCATTTCCTGACCCGCATCGCCGGCACGCTGGACGCCACCGCCAAGCCGGCGGGCGGCGCGCTGATCGTGCAACGCCGGGGCGAGGGCAAGACGGCCGCCGGTGACCGCCTCACCCCGCCGCAGCTTTCGCGCCATCGTTTCACCGACTGGGACTGGCAGTTCGAGGGCCGGGCGATCTGGCGCGCGGCCGAGGCCGAATGGACCGAAACCGCCACCGGGCAGACCCATAAGGTCAAGCTGGGCCAGGGCACGCCGCTGAAGAAGATACGCCACCCCTTCGCCACAGAAGCCGAGGCCACCCGCGCCGCCGAAGCCGCCCTTTCCGGCGCCGCCCGCGCCGCCATGACATTGAACGCCACGCTGGCGGGGTTCGAGCCCGGCCTGCTCGGCGGCGGCACGGCCACCATCTCGGGGCTGATCCCGGCTGAACTGGACGGCGAATGGCACCTCGAAAGCGTCACCCATGCGCTTTCTAGCGCGGGTCTGATCACCAGTTTCCGTGGCAAGAAAGGAGAAAGCGCCTGA